GAGCACCGAAATATTACGATCGTCTAATGGAAAGAACCCGGCCCTATGAAATGGAGGATATAAAAACCGAACGAATAGAAAACGCAAAACAGCACAATGAAAACAACACACTGGACCGTTTGAAGACACGTGAAAAGGTCCAACAACTTAAAGTAGACAAATACTTACCGAGGACATTAGATCATGGCACAACTTAAAATTTACACTTTGCGTGACGTACGTACAGAAGCATTCAACCGCCCGATGTTTTTGCAAAACGAAGCTGTACTCGATCGTTCGATTCGTGACGCTTGTCAGGATGAAAATTCTTTGCTATCACTTCATCCAGAAGATTATCAAGTGTATTACCTCGGTATTTTCGACGAACAAACCGGAAAGATCGAGGCCCAACCCGCTGAGCATATGTTTAACGTTACAGAAAAGGTTACACAATCATGATGAACCTACCGAGCGTGATGTCTCATGGCTTCTCGAAAGTACCTCAAGCTGATATTCCACGGTCATCCTTTGACCGTTCACACGGTTTTAAAACCACCTTCGACGCCGGTAAGCTTATACCTATCTTCGTCGACGAAGTTCTTCCTGGCGATACCTTCAATCTTAATATGACCGGTTTTGGCCGACTTGCCACACCACTTCATCCGATTATGGATAATATGTATTTGGAGACGTTTTTCTTTTTTGTTCCGAATCGTCTTGTTTGGGAAAATTGGGAAAGATTTAACGGGGAGCAAGATAATCCTGGTGATTCTACGGATTATTTGATTCCTGTCGTTGCGGATGGTGGATCGTATGCCGAAGGTTCACTTGCAGATTATTTTGGTATTCCCACAAAAGTTGATTTTGTAACGGAAGATTTGCCTTCTGCGCTCCCGTTTCGTGCGTACAATTTGATTTATAACGAATGGTTTCGTGATCAGAATCTTATCGATTCTGCGACCGTTAACACCGGTGATGGGCCTGATACAAGTTTCAGCACAGTCTATCCGGTTCGAAAACGTGGTAAACGCCACGATTATTTTACGTCGTGTTTACCCTGGCCCCAAAAAGGCGACGCTGTATCACTTCCTCTTGGTGAACGTGCTGATGTTACATATAGCGGTGTATCTTCGCCGGTTGCTGCCAGTGCTGTGGACGCTTCAGCTGGTACATACTACCGGTTGGAATCGGACGCCACTTATGTGGGTTTGAGCACCGTAACAGGTCCTCCAGGAGGCGAGCTATATGCCGATCTTACTAATGCTACTGCTGCGACTATCAATCAACTTCGTGAAGCGTTTCAGGTGCAAAAAATGTTGGAACGTGATGCAAGGAGCGGTACACGTTACACTGAAATTATCCAAGCGCATTTCGGTGTGACTTCGCCCGATGCACGTTTACAGCGTCCCGAATATCTCGGTGGAGGATCAACCCGTGTCAATGTTAATCCAGTTCCTCAAACTTCTTCGACAGATGCGACCACTCCCCAAGGCAATCTTGCTGCTTTCGGCACTGTTGGTTTCGATCGCCATGGTTTTACAAAGTCTTTCACCGAACACGGTCACATCATTGGAATTGCGTGCGTTAGAGCCGATCTCACCTATCAGCAAGGACTAAACCGAATGTGGTCCCGGCAGGATCGGTACGATTTCTATTGGCCGGCACTCGCTCACTTGGGCGAACAGGCTGTACTTAATAAGGAAATTTATGCACAGGGCACCTCAGCAGACGACGATGTTTTCGGCTACCAGGAACGATATGCCGAATACAGATACAAACCTTCACTTGTTACCGGAGCCTTCCGGTCAAACGCGGCAACGCCGCTTGACACCTGGCACTTGTCGCAAGACTTTTCCTCACTACCTGTCCTTAACCAAACCTTTATTGAGGAAAACCCGCCAATCGAGCGGGTAATTGCGGTACCGACCGAACCGCACTTCATATTGGATTCATATTTTGATCTAAAATGTGCTCGACCAATGCCGATGTATGGCGTACCCGGGCTAATCGACCACTTTTAAAAAGGGGGGCTGGGGGATCATCCCCCAGTCTAAGCACATCAGTTAAGGGCTTTAGCCCGCCTTAAAGGAATCAGTAAAATGAGCTATAAGGATGCTTTAGGAGCGTTAGTAAATCCGACTGTTGCTATAGGCAGCGCCGCGGGCGCAGCAGGTAGCGGCGCTTATGTAGCATCGCAAGGCATACAACAAGGCTTAGGAGCCGGGCTTGCTGTTGGCGAATCCGCTTTAGCGTATTATGGCCAAAAACGCGCCAATGAATCTAACGAACGAATCGCCAGGGAAAACCGTCAATTTCAGGAAAGGATGGTGAATCAGGCGCAAAACTTTGAAAAAAATATGAGTAGCTCTGCTTATCAACGCTCAATGTTGGATATGAAAAAGGCAGGTTTGAACCCTATCTTGGCGTATAAACAGGGCGGTGCTTCGACGCCCATCGGCAAAACAGCTGCAGGCGCTACTGCAACAATGTTAAACGAATTCGGTGGAATGTCTGGATCAATGGTGAACAATTTAAATACAGCCAGTACGATCATGACGCAGCGACAAAATCGCGAAAACATGCAATCAAAGCTCGAAAACGACGCAGCGTATCGAGCGCTAAACACTGAACAACAGAATCAAGTTAAGGCAACGATAGATAAAATAGAGACGGAAATTAAGAACATAGAAGCACAAACAGCGGAAAGGATTACCGAAAATGAAATCAGAGAAATCATCGCAAAATCGTTTTCTGAAAATAACGCTCTCGCTCTTTTTGATCGGTTGGGCGTCGGCCCTAGTGCTATCGGTATTATTGGCACATACTACGGTTTGAAAAACGCAAACGAGCGAGGCTTCGGCATAAAAATTGGCGGAAGCGTTAAAGATGAATACACACCCGGCGGTAATCGCCGCGAAAATAGGTAAAATACCATGACTACTACCACCCCAAAGGTCACAATTAGAAAAGCTTACACAGGCCGCGAGAGGACGCCTCTCGACTTCGGCGACGAAGTATCACGGACTGAACAACATCATAAGGAAAGCGTCAGCGTCCAAAACATACTGAAACAGTATGATAAAACCGGCATCGTCAACCACGTCGCCAGGGCTAAAGCTGAATATGGCGACTTTACAGAAGTCAACGAATACCAAGAGTCACTTAATCGTATAATTCATGCTAATAATGCCTTTGAGGCTTTGCCGTCTGGCGTTCGTAAAAAATTTAATAACGATGCCGGAGAATTCTTTGAATTCGCTACAAACCCAGAAAATCTGGGTGAGCTTCGCGAATTGGGGCTGGCCAAACCGGCCCCACAGGAGGCGCAGCCGACGAAAGTTGAGGTCGTGAATACGACCGAATCAAGCGCTTAAATAGGCGCGCTCGAGGGTGTGGGAACAGTTACCTACTTGATGTAACTGTTCCCACTGACACCAAAGGTGTCACAACACTGGATTCGTAGGCACGAATCAGTAAATGGAAGTTAAAATTTTGACTTTTAACATATGTAACTAAGAGGTACATAAAATGAAAAAACGTAAAAATCTCAGCATGAAAAAGTCCAAAAAAATGTTCTCTGCGACAGCCGGAGCAAACTCGACCCACCCTAAAAATTATGCAGGTCAGTCAATTTCAGTAACAACCAACCCGATGCGAGGCGGCATTCGCCTCTAAGGAACGGTCATGACATGCCATGTTATAAGCCTCTCACGGCGTACAGGTCGAAAGAGATTAACGAAAGCGGTAAGCGAGGGATCGTTTTTAACCCGCTCCGAGCGGAACAGCCCGATGAGCCGCTCGATTTACCGTGCGGTCAGTGCATTGGCTGTAGATTGGAACGCTCGCGACAGTGGGCGATTCGCTGCATTCATGAAGCCCAGATGCACGAGGATAATTGTTTCGTCACCCTCACGTTTTCCCCTGAGAGCCTAGAGAAGCGTGAAAACCCCTGGAGTCTGAACAAGAAAGAATTTCAGGATTTCATGAAACGACTTAGGAAGCATTTCAATGGCAAAAAGATCAGGTACTTTCATTGCGGCGAGTATGGCGACAAGTATGGTCGCCCTCACTATCATGCCATCCTGTTCGGCCTTGACTTCGAAGATAAGCAACTGCATCAAATACGGAATGGAAACAGACTGTACGTCTCTCGAACCCTCGAAAAAATCTGGGGACACGGCTTCGCCTCAATCGGAGACGTTACCTTTGAAAGCGCTGCCTACGTTGCCCGATACATACTGAAAAAAGTAACTGGCGAACATGCTTGGCATCACTACTCAGAAATAGACTTTGAAACAGGAGAAATAAAAAATGAGCGACAAGCGGAATACACTACGATGTCTCGACGTCCTGGTATTGCTGCTGATTGGTTCGACCGTTTTTCTGGGGATGTCTATCCTAGCGACTTCATCACTGTGAACGGAAAAAAAATGAGAGCACCGAAATATTACGATCGTCTAATGGAAAGAACCCGGCCCTATGAAATGGAGGATATAAAAACCGAACGAATAGAAAACGCAAAACAGCACAATG